TATCTGGGAATAAGATTACTGCTATTGCTGGAGAGTCTTCTACTGGAAAGACTTTTTTCTCTCTCGCAGTGGTTAAGAACTTTCTTGATACTCATCCCGATGGTTACTGTCTCTACTTTGACACTGAAGCTGCTATTACCAAATCGCTTTTAGAAAGTCGTGGAGTTGATACCTCACGAACTGTTGTTGTAAATGTTGTTACGATTGAAGATTTTCGTGGCAAAGCACTTAAAGCAGTTGATATGTATCTCAAAAAACCTGTAGAGGAACGCAAACCTTGTATGTTTGTTTTAGATTCTTTAGGTATGCTTTCTACAGAGAAAGAAATTACTGATGCACTTAATGATAAACAAGTTCGTGATATGACTAAATCGCAACTTGTTAAAGGTGCATTCCGAATGCTCACACTTAAATTAGGACAAGCAAATGTTCCACTCATTGTCACAAATCATACATACGATGTCATCGGAGCTTATGTACCAACGAAAGAAATGGGAGGAGGTTCTGGACTCAAATACGCAGCCTCTACGATCATTTATCTCAGCAAAAAGAAAGAAAAAGACGGAACAGAAGTGGTTGGGAATATTATCAAAGCTAAGACTGCTAAGTCGCGTTTAAGTAAAGAAAACAAAGAAGTCGAGATTCGTCTGTATTATGATGAACGTGGACTTGATCGTTATTATGGACTTCTTGAACTTGGTGAGATTGGTGGACTCTGGAAGAATGTGGCAGGAAGATATGAAATGGATGGCAAGAAAATCTATGCCAAACAAATTCTTGCAAATCCCGAAGAGTATTTTACTGAAGAAGTGATGCAAAAACTTGATGTGATTGCTAAAGGCGAATTCAGTTATGGCAAATGATCAAAATTCTCAAAACCGAAATCAATGTATCTAAAGTTGTAGAACAACTTAAAAAATATCCGCAAGATTGGGATCATCAAAAACAACTTAAAGATTCTCAATCTTTAGTTGATAGAGGATTTGCTGACTTGCCAGTAAGTGCTCTTCAACTTATAATGGGAGGAGTCAAGAAAAAAGAAGACTTTGTTGGAGATTCTGAAATCAATATCAAAACTCCAGCATATGAACATCACAGTGAAATCAGAAAGATTATACGCAAGCACTTTGGAAATAGAGAAATACACCGTTGTGGATTTCTTTCTCTCCCTGTTGATGAAATTGTTGGTGCCCATATTGATGAGGGAACATATTATCTAACAAGAGATAGATATCATCTTTCTATTATTGGTAGATATCAATATTTTTGTGGAACTGACACAGTGATTGTTGAACCAGGAACTCTTTTGTGGTTTAATAATAAGTTACCTCATGGAACCGTAAACATCGGTGATGAGACAAGAATAACATTTGTATTTGATATGCCTCATGGATAAAGTTGAATTTCTTATTCTAAGAAACTTTTTGCATAATGAACAATATACAAGAAAAGTTATACCTTTTGTGAAGGCAGAATATTTTGAAGATACAAATCAGAAGATTGTATTTGAAGAAATTATTAGGTTTATTCAAGAGTATAATCAACTTGCAACAAAAGAAGTTCTGTGCATTGAGGTAGAGAAGCGTAAAGATATTACTGACGATTCATTCAAAGAAATCGTTCATCTGATTGAATGTCTTGATGATGTTCCTGTTGAATTTGAATGGTTGGTAAATACTACTGAAAAGTGGTGTCGTGACAGGGCAATTTATCTTGCTCTGATGGAATCTATTCATATTGCTGATGGTAAGGATGAAAAGAAAAATCGTGATAGTATTCCCTCAATTCTCTCTGATGCTCTTGCAGTAAGTTTTGATGCTCATGTAGGACACGACTACCTTCAAGATTATGAACAACGTTATGAGTCATATCACAAAAAAGAAGAAAAGATCGAATTTGATCTGGAATACTTCAACAAGATTACTAAGGGTGGTTTACCTAATAAGACTCTCAATATTGCTCTCGCTGGAACAGGTGTTGGGAAATCGCTGTTTATGTGTCATGTGGCTAGTTCCGCCTTGTTACAGGGTAGGAACGTACTCTATATCACTCTTGAAATGGCGGAGGAGCGAATTGCTGAAAGAATTGATGCAAACCTCTTGAATGTTCCTATTCAGGATATTGCAGAACTTCCAAAACAGATGTTTGAAAACAAGGTTACAAACCTTGCTAAGAAGACACAAGGAACTCTAATTATTAAAGAGTATCCAACTGCCTCTGCTCATGCTGGACATTTCAAAGCACTTCTTAATGAACTTGCTCTCAAGAAGTCATTTAGACCTGATATTATTTTCATTGACTACCTTAATATTTGTGCTTCCTCTAGGCATAAGGCAAATAACTCTGTCAATTCTTATTCATATATCAAATCAATTGCAGAGGAACTTCGCGGTTTGGCAGTGGAATTCAATGTTCCCATTGTCTCTGCTACCCAGACTACCCGCAGTGGTTATGGGAACTCTGATGTTGAACTTACTGATACTAGTGAGTCCTTTGGTCTCCCTGCTACTGCTGATCTTATGTTTGCTCTTATTAGCACTGAAGAGTTGGAGGGGTTGGGACAGATTCTTGTAAAACAACTGAAGAACCGCTATAATGACCCAACAATTCATAAGCGTTTTGTTGTCGGTATTGATCGCGCAAAGATGCGTTTATATGATTGTGAACAGTCTGCTCAGAATGATATTCTTGACAATGGTAAAGAAGAGGAGTATGATTATGAAGAAAAGAAACCTAAAAAATCATTTGAAGGATTTAAGTTTTGAAATACAACTCTGAAGATTATTTTTCCGTAATTAATAAAAAAACTGGTATAAAAATTGTTGATTGTGGAGATGAAATGGATGCATTATTAATGGTAGCATTTGATCCAGAAAATAGGACAATTACTAGAAATCAATTTTTAATGGGACAAGTTGTTGACATTGAAATGCCAAAACAATTGCCCACTAATGAAATTGTAGTTGTAAAAAAAGAAGAAACAAAAAAACTTAAAGATCATCAAATTAAATTACCAGATAGAATCCAAGAACCTTTGAATTTAAATTAAAAACTATGGCTACTATTGAACCTAATAAGTATATTGAATTTGTTCGTCAAACTACGAGTCCTGCAAGTAGTGATTTTGCTGCTCTGCTTGCTCGTTTGACTGAACTTGAAACTCAAGATGCTGATACTCCACGTCTTCTAACTGCTGCATTTGGTATGAGCGCAGAAGCAGGAGAATTTACAGAAGTTGTAAAAAAAATTGTAATGCAAGGAAAGCCTTATAATGAAGAAAATGTCTTTCATATGAAAAGAGAGCTTGGTGATATCTGTTGGTATCTTGCTCAAGCTTGTATGGCACTTGATACTAACTTTGAAGAAATTCTTCAGATGAATTATGAAAAACTGAGTGCTCGTTACCCAGAAGGAACTTTTTCTGTCTATAAATCGGAAAATAGAAAAGAGGGAGACCTATGACTAAAGAAACGGGAGTAACACTTAATCTTGATGTTCGTTCTGCTGCAGCAGTTCGTCAAGTTCTCTTTGATGCTCAGAAAGGATATACTTATGATGACGTAAGTGTTCCTCCTCGGGTTGTTGACATTCGTGGAGTGATTGTAGAACTTGATAGTCAAATTGAAAAACATACGCTTTGATCTCAACCTCCTCTTATAGGAGGTTTTTTTATAAATAACTAAAAAGTATTTGTAAAAATGGATTCTAAAGAACTACGTGGTTTAATGGAAGCATATCAGCAAGTGAATGCTCCTCAAGAAGAA